GAATCAAGATTATTTGCAAATATGTTTGCTCCTCAAACAGCAGCAGCCGGAACAGCTGGAGCTGCAGCACAAGGCAATAATCAAAATCAACCAGCGAATCAGCACGGAAAACAAAAAAGTCCGGGCAAACCAAAAGTAACTAAAGCCTCCGTATCTGAACACCTCCTAACTGAAAAACAAAGTCCCATGACTCATTTCGAGAAAGGGACATTTAATGACTTCCTTCGTATTCCTCAATTCGCCGAACATGCAAAAGACATCTGGAATCAAATGAGACTTGATGTACAACAGCGTGTGAAGAATGGCGACTCCATTGAACGAATCAATCTATTATCCTTACAGCCTACAAAAGAATTACTCTATCGAACGCAAAATGAGTTTGTTGAAAAAGCACTCAACCTTGCAGCTGATAGCTATTTAGAAGATGGGGTAATCATTCCACAAGGCAAACTTCAACCATTTGTAAAGAAAGCTTCTAAAACGCTCGAAGGAATCTTCAAGGATGTTGAGAGTAATCTGCGAGCAATCTACGAGCACGAACAACCCCATTTAAAAGCAGATATGGTTCTTTATGCGGCACAACACCGCTTACCAACCATTGCAAAAACTGTTCTTTATTCTGCATACAATACGGGCGTTGCGTTATCGGCAAATGAAAAAGAAGTAGAGAGCGTCCAAATCATCTCAAAAGAAACCTCATGTAACTCTTGCAAGAGTGAATCAATTAACCTCTCACCAAACCAGTGGATTGAACAAATTCCACCACACCATCCAAATTGTGAATGCATTCTCACATTTGAACAAAAGGAGGCTATTTAATGGCAAATCTAATTAAATGGAAAGGGTTAGATGTAGATCCTTCAATTATTAGTGAATCAGCTTCGATTGTCGTTCCTTCGGTCCAAATCGATACAACATTTAATGAATCGAAAAATGAAGGCGAAATCACAGCGATTTATCCAAAGATTGAAGCGATCCATGCAGGAACAACAAAAAACTTTAACCGCTATCCGCAAGAACGACTTCGTGGTGACTATTTAAAGAAAAGTGGTGTTCATTCATGGACATCTGGTTATGCGAAGCCGATTATTTTCAACCATGACACAAACACAGAATGTGTAGGTCGTGTACACAGTGCGTCGTTCTCTGAAACAACATTAGCTGGTCGACCAGGGATTATCTTAGTTCCGAAGATCACAGATAAAACGACGATTGAAAAAATTAACGATGGTCGCTTACTGACAGTTAGTATCGGTGCTTCAACAGATGCAGCAGTTTGTTCAATCTGTGGAACAGACATCATTAATGAAGGATTTTGTGGACATTGGAGAGGTGACTCTTATGAAGGTCAAACATGTGAGTGGATTTGCGGAGAGCTATTCTTTAATGAATGTTCATTCGTGAATGTACCAGCAGATGCGGATGCAATGATCGTTCAAACGGACACAGGTGCAGCAACTGGAACAAGAGAAAGTATCCAAATTAACACAGGTTTGACGGAGAATAATCAAATGGTTACAACAGAAGAAGATAATCATTCTGAACCAAAGGAGGAGCCGATTGTGACAAAACAAATCAAGAATCCGGCGACAAACCCAACGGAAAACAATGAACCAGCAAATACAGATACTCCTAAAACTGTTGAAGAATTAGAGGCTGAAGTTGCTGAATTACAAGCTCAGTTAGAAACTGCGCAAGCAGATCTAACAACTGCACAAGCAGAATTAACAACTGCACAAGAGAAAGTAACTGATTTAACTGCAAAAGTAGAAGAATCAGAGGGCTTAACTCAGCAAGTACAAGAATTAACAGTGAAAAATGAAGAATTAACAAATGCGAATGAGTCATTAGTGAAAGATCTTCATAATGCAACAGTTGAATTCTTAGTGGATGTAAAAGTGGCATTTAATCAAGAATCAGATAGAGAACAAGCAAAAGAAAAATTTGCTTCTCGTACATTAGAAAGTTTACGTGATGCAATCAATGATGCATTGCAAACGAAACCTGCTGTACGTGAATCTGTTCGTGTTGAGCCACCAGCTGGTACTACAGTTAATACGGAATCTACTCCTGCTAATAAATCGTTAGAAGAGCAGTACGAAGAAGTATTAGTCAAACTATTTAGCGGGAACAAACGCTAACACTTTCAAAGGAGGATTTTCATAATGGCAATGTATCCAAATATTTCTGCAACACAAAGTTTCAAGGGCAAAACGCATACTGGCCTCGTGGTTTCAGAGGGTATGGCACCAGCTGAAAAGTTTGTTGTGTCATCTCAAAACCATTCAACTCCTTTCGTTTATGACTGGGGTCCTGAAGGTAGCAAAACAGTCGTATTAGCAAAAGGTAAAATCGTTGAAGCAGTTGGACTTGAAAGAGACCCTGATAACGGCTTACTAATTCCTTCTGTTCGTCAAGCAGAAGAAGCATCACCTGGTGTTGCTTCGACTAAAGTAATCGGTGTGAACTTACACAACGTATACGCACGTCGTCGTGACGCAATGGAATCAAACTTAACACGCCCAACAGTTATCACTCGTAACTACATTGAAGTACCGCTTTTCGAAGCAGCAGATGCAGCATCAGCAGCTGGTGTAGCAAATGCAATGCGTTTCGGTGCAGCTTATGGTGCTAACGGTGGATTCGCTCCTGGTGACTACGTGGTTGCTGGTTTAAATGGTAACTTCCGTAAATACGACCCAGCAAAAGATGATCGCTTAGCGGTGGTTGGACAAGTACTTGGTATTGATAAAAACTTACCAACAGCTGGTTTCTTACAATACTATGCTGACTTAATCAACCCAGAAGTTGCAGCAATTATCAAATCAATCTCACTTCCACCATCTCCAGGTAAACCAGCTTCAGATAAAGATGCTGCTTACCCATACGGCGTGCCTTATACAAATCAAGGCTGGAAATCTGATTTCGAAAAATTATTAGGAATCAAAAATCCATTATTACAACACAATGGTATTCCTTTCTTAACAGACGGTTTCTTCCGTGCTCAAGAATTACGTACTAACGTTGCAATCAATGATGCAGTCAACATTGAAGTCGTTCGTCACTCAGATGGTGGTACAACAGTTACTGGTGACACTGTAACAGTTCCAGCAGACGTGTATAACGGCGCAATCTTCATCAAAGTGAAATACAAATTAGACCAAACTCGTTTAGACGACATCCAAGTAAAACATGCTGGCGGTACATTCTCTAAAAACGATATCCACTTAGACTTAGCAAACAACACAATCGTTGCTTACCTAGCTCCTGGTACAACTTACACAGCAGTTAAAGTTGACTTACCAGTTGTTGTGGATCCAATCGCAGGAACACCAACAGAATGGGATTACAAAGGATCTGTCGGCGGTATCCGTATCCTTCTTCAAAAATAATCTTCAAAACCAATTTCCCCGTAACAAAACTTCAGGGGGACGAAAAGTCCCCCAATTCCACTATAACCTTTTCTTAGGAGGACTCTAAAATGAATTTAGAATTATTAGAAAAGTTCACAAAGATGATGAACTATACAGGTCGTGTGCCGGTAGCAGACCGTGTAACTGTACGTGAAGCATTAACATCTGCGGATGCGAATATCATGATTCCAAAAGTTGTTCAATTAGTTGTTACTGAGGCTAGTGAAACATTACTTCAAGTAGCGAATCTGTTCCACAAGATCACTCTTACAGAGGGCAGATCGATGGAATTCGTGCATTTTGGGGCAATCCGCGCGTTTGAAATTCAGGAGGGCGGAGAATATCCAAATCAAAACTTAAACCTTGCTGGAACTGGCATCGCTCCAACAGTAGATGTGAAAGTTCGCAAATACGGTTTAAAAGTGCAAATTACGGATGAGGCTATCTCAGACTCAAATTGGGATGTTATCGGCATGCACTTAAAAGCAGGCGGACGTGCCCTTGCTCGTAAGAAAGAAGAAGTGTGCTTCGAAGAAATCAGAACCCACGGTCATGTCGTTTTCGACGCTGACAAATTCGCTCCTGGTCAACCTGGTTATCCAACAGGACGTGGATTCGATGGAGCTCCTAACGGCTCATTAAGTGCAGAAGACCTAATCGATATGAGTTTAACGATCCTTGCAGCTGGTTATCACCCAACTGACCTGATCTTACATCCTCTAACTTGGTCTTTATTCCACAAAAACAATATCCTCGATATCTCTTCTCAAGCAGCGCTTGGTCAAGGTACAGGCGGACAAGATCCTCGTACGTATACAACTTCAAATGCATTAGGCTTAAATGTTATTTTCAGCCCATTCGTTCCATTTGATGCAGTAAACAAAAAATTCGATATGTACATTATCGACCGTAACAACATTGGAGTTATCTTAGTGAAAGACGAAATTTCTACAGAAGAATTTTCGGATCCAACTCGCGACATCCAAACATTGAAGTTACGTGAAAGATATGGGGTAGGAATTTTGAATGGTGGTCTGGCTTTAAGTGTAGCTAAGAACTTACCATTAAAACGTACTTGGTCTGCTCCAGAGCGTCGTTTCGCAGAAATGCCGTTACCAGCAAACTTCGCAGACCATATGGACGAAGTTTAAGATTCATAGCTTAACAACCTACGAAGCTCCTACT